CCGCTGGAATTAAAGAAGTATTTTATGAAACTTCTTTTAATAGTGGAGAAAAAGCTTTAGTTAGAGATTCTTTTGTTAACGAAGGTTTAGTTACAATTAAGCAAGTTCAACTTTCTGAAAATATAGCCAAAAAAGCTGCTTCTATCTTTATGGAAGGTGGGTTAAATTATGGCTAGTTGGGTGAGATGGAGTAAAAAGGAAGATGAAATATTAGAGGAATATGTAGGATTCCACAGCCCTGAAGACATATCTCTAATATTAAAAAAACAGGGATTTAATAGAACTCCAGAAGCCGTTAGATCAAGGTTTAAGGTTTTAAAAATATCTTACGCAAGAGAGTTTGATGATCTATCTCTTTCCAGGATAGGAAAATTATTAGGAGTAAGCCGTAGCACAACATCTTCTTGGCATAGGACAGGAAAAATAAAAGGTAAACCTTTAGGGAAGGGTAGGGAAATTGTTGTAAAATATGAAGAAGTGAGGAATTTTTTAAAGAAATATTCCCAGAAACTTAAAACTGTTTTAGACAAAGACGGATTAAACTTTTTCTTAGGAGGAGAATAGAACCTTATGCTTTACTTTTACGCTTACCTTATTTTTGGATTAGGTTTTACTTTCCATGCAGCCTTGAATGATTTTTCTAATTTAATCTCAACCCCGATAAAATCATTCTTCTACCTACTTGCACTCATCGCCTTTTACCCAATCTTTGCTATTTACGGGATTTATCTCAGAGTATTCACGCCCTAAACCCTTGTTTTTTAACTTTTAACTTACTACTTGACGACGATATAGGAAGTGTGTAAAAATTCTTTTATATCGTCGTCAAGTTTTTTTTAAAATGAAAGCCAAAAAAGAGCCTTGGATTATTGTCACAGAAAAGAACGGTAATGTTCATAGATTTAATTATTACACCATTTGTAGTTTACACAACATAAAAGAGGATGTGGTTCTTACGCAAACTAATGGGAAGTCACATACATTCGTTGGCGATGCTGCTAAGAGTTGTTTAGAACAATGGGAAAGAATTGTAAATAAAGAGGAAAATTAAGGACGAAACTCCTGTTTTAAGCTTAAATTAAGCTCAAAAACGTCATTACCCTTAAATATCCAATTCCACTCTAAACAACTCCATAATTGGGAGTTAAAGTTAAATGGCGCACCATTTCTGGAAGTTAAAAACTCTTCAATTTCTTCATAATCATCCCTTGTTACTGCCATTACTTTAGCTTCTTGCATTTCCCTAACTAAGTTTAGTTGAAAATTAGTCCCCCTTAATTCAGTCCCGCCCTTACGCCTATCTGCGTTTGTGGCGGGACTTTGCTTTAGGGATAGGGGATTCTCCCAAGTTAAAACAAAACTTTGTGGTGCTGTGGGGTATACTGGCATAAAATTTAAAAAATAGGTAAGGTTATGGACATTAAGAAGAGGAATGAGGAAATTAAGGGGTGCGTAGGATTAATAATTCTAATGAGCTTGGTATTTTTCATTAAAGGTGTTGTAGATGGGGATATTAACCTCAATCCTCCTACGAGAGTAATCAAGATTGAGGTTAATGAAAGATAAATTACCTATCATATAAACCACCTCTGTTTAAGCTACCTCCAGGACGACGCTCTTGCTTGATTGTCTCTTGGATTTTTGCTTCTAAAGCTTTTTCAAACAAGGCTTTGTTAATGTTGCCGTTGCCACCCTCGCTATTATTAATGTTCACGTTAGGCGTAATGTTAATCGTATCTCCACTTCTTCCTACGTTATTAATATTCCCTAAACCTTCACCTATCATACCGCCGCTACTGAAACTCTCCAATTTATTACTACTGTTTAGTTGATTCCATAACTTAGTTTCTTTTGGAGTTAAAACCCGTTCACCTTCGTTAGCGATAATTAAGCGTGGGTTAAACCCACTTATCGCCCTTTCCTTGTTTAATAAATCCCCAACCATTCCGCCTTTAGCAAAACTAGGGAGCGTAGCTGAACCAAAGTCTAATCCGCCGTCTAAACCACCTAAGCTAAAACCATCGCTAAAGTCAAATGCTCCGCTAGAACTAAATGGGATTGCGCTACTGCCTTCGAGTATTCCAAAACTACTCTCTCCAAACGCTCCAAAAATACTATCTAGCACTCCGCCATCTTTGCTACCTGCGCCCATAATATTTTGCAAGGCTAAAGCCGCTTGTTGTAGCATTGTAGCGGACACACTTAGATTAGCTCCCGCGTTATTTAAAGCGATCGCGCCCACGTCTTTAGCTTTATTGCCAAAAATAATTTCAGTTAATTTACCAAATAGTTGGTTAGACAGTTCCTTACTTGCAACAGCAGCTAAATTGCTTAAAATACTTTTTGCAATCTCGCTAAAAGCATCGACTATACTTCTTTTACTCAACTCCGTCTTTTTCTTTTCTAAGTCTCTCTGCGCTCTATCTAATTCTTTTAGTTGTTTGTTATTGCCAGAATTTTGGTATGCGTTTCTTACTTCCTGAATATTACCGGACGTATTCATTATAATGTCGCGGCGTTTCTTAGCAATCTCATCTAGGGATTTATTAATATCCTGTAAATCGCCAGCGTTTTTATTAACAGAGTCGTTCATGAAAAATCCCTTTAGGATATTGTCAAAATCTCCTTTAATTCCGCTAATAGCCTCGGTGAACATATTAAATTCTTTCGCAACATTGTCTAGTTTTAACTCGTTTAGCTTAAGTAAATTTTCACTAAGTACAGATATTTCTTCTGCTGAATAATTACTTGATAATCCTAGTTTAGCTATTTCGTTTTTTTCCTTCTCAAAATCCATCTTAATTTGTGATAAAAGCTGTGCTTTTTGCAATTCCTTGTCTCTAACTCCGAACAAACCCCGACCTCTTATTATCTCGGAAGAAATTGCACTACCGGATGAATTTAATTTTTCCATCCTGCCGAGTTCAATGCCTCTATTTGTAATCGGCGCGAGCTTAGTTTGGTAAGAATTTTCTGCGTCAAGGTTAGATTTTTCTTTTCCGTAATTACGGAAAGCTTTTAGTCGTTCTATTAATTTTTCTTGTGGACTAAGTAAGGTGTTACCTTGAATTTCCAATAATTGTTTCTTGTAAGCATTAGTTAGCTCGTTAGTTTTTATTGTTAATTCATTGGTTAAGCTGACTAAACTAACCATCCCATCCTTATTGTCAATCGCAAACCGTTCATTGTCTAGTTGCAATGATTTCATTTGCGAGGCTTGGATAGTTTGCGATTTAGTTAATTCGTCGTTAGCTTGCTTAATTCGCTTAACTGTATCGGCATAATTAAAGTTAAGATCAACGCCCTCTCTTTTAACAGAATTAACATTGAGAATGGCTTTAAATTCCTTCTGAAAAGCTGCTTCACTCATGTTACCGCCCTTACCTCCGCCATCATAATAACGTCTTTGGAGGTCTAGTAATTGTTGGTATTGGTCACGGGTTAATTCTAGTAAGCTAATATTTCTTTGAAGTGATGGAATTTTTAAAACCAACGGATTTAGCGGGTCAATTTCCTCAAGTTTTTGAACTAACTGTAACTGTTGTTGTAGTTGTTCAATAACTTTTGATTGTTGCGATATATCCCGCTCGCTTAATCTGAAAAACTCTTTTTTGTCAAAATCTTTCATTGACGCTTTGAGGATGCTATCAATATTGGATTTTAAAAATTTCAAGCTATTTTTAGCTTCTGCATTTTTAAAAGCTGTAGCTTTAAAACTTAGATCGTTTGTCTGGATTGCGGCTGCGGCTAATCTCGGATCATTAGGAAATCTCTTCATTGCCAGATTAAATGCGGCTTGTAAGTCCGGTTTTTGCGCGATCGCTCCATCCGTTTCTCTAACAATTTGCTCTAACAACTCAACATCTTTCTCTAATTTGCGGCGTAATTCATTAAATTGGAGACTAAACATATCCGCATTACTCATGTTAGGAGATAAACCTTTTAACACCGTTATTCTAGTCCCTAGAGTAGAATCTTTCGTACTGCTGATGTCTCCTATCGCGGTTTTTTGAGAGGACATAATAAGCCTGTAAGCCTCTAGCCTTTGTTTTAGCTCATTTTCTCTGATTTGTTCAGGATTTAGGTTGCTGTTAGTTTGATTAGTTTGATATTGTTGGGCAGCGGTGTTTAATTTAAGTCTACTAGCTTGTGTTACCGCTTCCTGCATTTGGTTGGGTTGAATACTTCCGCCTTGCATAACAATCTGCACCAATTGTCGCGCTGTATTGCCGTACCGATTTTCTGCTTTGGGGAGGTAATTACCTAGCGTAATATCACCATCCCCTACTCCTAATGATGCGTTAGGATTTCCCGCAAAAACGGTAGATAAAACTTTTCGGAAGGAGTCTAGCTTTTGCCCTCTACTGTTCTGTTTTAAGTATTTCTGAACAAAGACTAATTGCTCTTGTGGACTCATTTGAGACAGAGCATCTATGTTTGTACCCAGTCCTCTAGCCGTAGCGGGCATGAACTGAATTAAACCTGTTGCGTTTGTGCGTTTGTTCCTAGCAGATGGCGAAAGTGTACCACCTGTTTCATACAGCATCGTTTTAAGCAGGTCTTCAGGGTTTGCTCCTACGCTTTGAGCTATTTCGCTAACGCTTTGCAGGAACTTGGTATCTATACGTGGATCTAGCCCTGGAACAAGCGGAACTGATTGGCGTTGTTTAGCAATGGGTTCGATTACCGATATCAAACCTTCTGCCGCTTTTAATGCGTAAGGTGTAATAGCTTTTTCGTAAGCACTAAAATCGCCTGTTTTCACACCTTCTTCAATCAAGGTTGTAAGAGTTGAATTTAATCTATCCAACTCTAGTATAGAAATTCCCTTGTCAATAGCTCCCAAGTGTTCATCAGGGTTTTTTCTAACGTCTTTACCACCCACACCCCAAAAATAACTAAATGCTCCAAATTTGTTTGCTAAACCAACATCCATTGGATTCAAATATTTACCAGACGGATCGTATTTACCCCCTGGAATTACGCCGGATTTACCCCCTTTAGGGTCATCAAAATGTAGTTCTAACGCATAAGCATTTTTGCTTTTCTCTAACTTAGCAAGTTCCGTTTGATAATCTTTTCTGGCTTGATCCCCTCTAGCTGACGGTAGTGGGGGTGGCTGAATGAGTTTAAACCCTTTTTGAGCAAAGACTCGCTCGAATACCTTGACGGCTTGCTCAGTCCCAATAGATTCAATAGTTCTATTTTCGCCTTTGTAGTTTAAACTTCCTGTTTGATTTGTTCCGCCTGTACCTGTTTTGATGTCTAGTCTGTGTCCAGGGGTTAGTATTATTGATTTTGTTGGCTGTTGTTGAGGCATCGGCCAATCTGCTACCCTGTTCAGCATCTTGTTGTCTTGTGTGGTATCAACAACCTTTTTGGTTGTATCCAATTTAATCCCAGGTACTTTAAAAGTTTTACCTAACTGGGTAGTTGGGTTTATCCTTTGACCGTTGATCGTTACCTCCCAATGTAAATGCGATCCTGTGCCACGCCCAGTGCTTCCAACTTTACCTATTACATCACCTTGCTGTACAACGTCCCCAACCTTTTTAAGTAATTCAGATAAGTGAAAAAAGCGGTTTACAACTTTTTTACCTTCTGCGGTGATGGTTTCAACTTCGACCATATTGCCCGCACCACCATTCCAACCACCTTTAGATGTGATAACCGTGCCTGTCAGTGGTGCTTTAATTGGTGTTCCTGTAGCGTCTTCAAAATCAACACCGTTGTGCATTTTTCTAGTGCCGTCCAATGGGTCTGTACGCATTCCGTACTTAGATGTTACGCGCCCCGGCGTAGGTCTAAGCAAAGTTTGATTAACAGTCTGTAAATTATCCAATCCGTAGAACTTTTTGACAGCCCCTAACGGATTACTAACGAACTCTTTAGCACCCTGCTCTAACTGTTGCCCAGCTTTTTCCCCAAACACCGTGCTAACCGCCGATTGAACACCGCCCGCTAAATTTTGTAACAAGCCTTGTCCGGTATACAGGGAAGCTAACCAGTTGGAGGTTTTTATTCCCATATCAGCGATCGCAGTCCCCACGCGATCAAAGCCGTTCTCAAAAGACTTAACTAAATCTGCAAACTTAGTACCAAGACCTTCTATCCATGAGTTGCTAGTTTTACTTAAGTCTTTAATACTATCTTCAGCTTTTTTAGTTGCGTCTACAACACTGTTAGATAAGTTATTTATATTCTTATTAATTTCATCAACCGTCCTGTTTACGTTTTTAAGACTGAGATTAAAGTTATCGGCAATACTAGAATCTATCGGGATAATTTTTCCTGGTAAACTCCGTTGTAGTTCTATAGCTTGTAGCTGAATATCTTGGACGTTATTCTGGTAGTCAATCCTCTGTTTTCTTGCTTCTAGTTGTTGTTTCTCTATTTCGGTTGTTTGGGAAATTACATTAATAATTCCCTCAATAAACTGAGTGTAGATATTGTCCCCAGCACCAATTAAAGCCTCTCTAAGTTTATTCTGTACTTTAGAGTTTTCAAAGGTCTTTTGTGCTTTCTCAAATTCAATACCCACAGCTTGAGATTCTCGAACGGCTGCGCGATAATAGTCGGTGACTTGCTTTGTTTGTTGGTAGAGGCTTTGGATTAAGTTATATTTCTGCTCTGCAATTTGTTGTTGCATATCAACAGTTTGGATTTGCATTTCCTTAACTTTTATAAAGCCACTTAAAATCTCTTTTTCTTTACTTCCATCAATACTTCTTTCTTGTGCAGCCTTTAAGGTGTCTATACCGCTTCTTTTATTTAAATTAAGGGCGTTTAAGACTCCATCTAAATCATTAACTTCCAATTGAGCGGACATCTCTTGGATTTGTTTTAAATTATCGGCAATTTTACCAGTCAGAGTGGCTTGAGTTTTTAAGTTGTTCGTATATTCCAGTTGCCCTGGTAAAACGTCCCCACTGCTGCCAAGATTAAATAAATTAGTTTTCTCTAAACTTAATGCTGTATCTCTATATTGTCTTAGATCGTTAAACTTAGCTTCTAAGTTCCTTATTTCAATTGCAAATTTTTGCATTTCTGTTAAGGAATTTTTAATAGCCTTAGTCATCTTGTCTTGTTCTTGAATAACTGTGGCTAAATCTTGTTCAGTTACCTTAATTATTTTATTAATTTGTTCAATTTCACTTTGATAAAGTTTGGGATTTTTCTTTAGTTCTTCCCAATACTCCAAATAAGTTTTTAAAGTTTCTACTTGTTTGTCTAAATTAGCTTTAGTTCCGCCAAACAATTCTAAGGGCTTTTCTCTTCTTTGACTTAATTCTTTTTCTTGTTCTTGCAGTTCTCTTAATTGTTGAATGTCGCCAGGATTGTTAGCAATAACAGCCCGACGCTTCATTTTAATATCATCCAAAGATTTATCAATGGCTTGAATTTCTTGGATAGCATCTTGTATAGCAGGAGAGTTACTATCTTTCAAAATATCGAAAGTGTTTTGTTGCCCAATAGTTGTTTGTTTGGCACTATCCTTCATTTGTTTTATTAGTTTTTTTGTATCGTTATCAAATGGGTTAAGCGTAAATCTTTCTCTAAATGCTGAAAAGTCATCACGGCTAACTTTAGAGGATGGATTTAATAATTTTCTTTGTTCATTAATAGACTGAGTAACGTTTCTAGTCTGTTCGCCAATTGCGCCGCTGTTATCCTTGAAATTCATCATTATTTCATCAATAGCTTTCATCGCCATTGATAAAACAAACATCTGAGCGGCTAAAGTTGCAATACTTTGACCCATCCCCAGCAATGCACCCTTAGCCCCTCCCGCAGAAGAGGAAATTCCTTTTAAATACGTCGCAAACATTAACCAAACAGGACTTCCTAATTTAATTAAGGTAATCAGTAAGACACTTTTTAAGAGTTGGAAATTCTTAGTTACTAAATCTATACCAGACGCAAAAACACTTAAAGAAAAGTTTCTGAAAGGCAGTAAAGTTTTACCAATACTTTCCTGTAACTCAATTAAGGAATTATTGAATTTATTAGTTATCGCCACTGAAGAATTAACGGCATCTCCTACACCTGATGAAGTTTGCGCTTTTAATTGTTGAGCAAATTTTGGCAAAAAGTCCTCAGCTAAAACCCTGCCTGTACTTAATAATTGGTTCATGGACTGGGTGGTTGTTCCGTAAGCGTTTGCGGCGATTTGCGAAGCGTTGGGGATTGCTTCAGCGAGTTGTTGTCTTAATTCCTCTTGAGATACAACCGTTTTTCCAGACATTTGCTCAAGCGCGGTAAAAGTCCTTTGCTGCTTGTCTAAATCTAAACCATAGACAGCCGAAGCTTGAGTGACTGCGCTAACGATCTGGCGAGATTGATAGCCTTCTATGGGAGTATCCTTAGTTGCCTGGAAGAATTTACTGCCACTTTCTAAAGTTTGGCTTAAGTCAACGTTGAGTCTTTTTGCTTCCGATCTTAAAAATGCAATATTTTTAGCACCCTCTGAAATGCTTCCAGAAGTGAACTTAATCCGTCTTTCTAAATTCTCAAAGTTAGCGGCGACTTCTATGCTTGCGGGAGCTAAATCTAAGATAATTTTCCCTACGGCCAACAAAGCTAGGACTTTAACAACATTACCTATAGAAGATTTAACAAAGTCCATCATCTCGCCAAATTTCTGGACTTTACTCATTCCCTCTACAAAACTATCAAAAGCCACCTTAGCCTGGATGAACCCTTCCTTAATTTTTTCTGGCATCTTAAGGAAATCTACAAATAATTCCTTAGCTGCAACAATACCGTTAGCTAACCCCTCGCCTAATGCTGCCGATACGTTAGGATTGGCGATTTCCTTAAGGAAATCTAAATAACCCTTAAATCTTTCCTTAGCTTCCTTAAATCCTGGGATACTTCCTAATCCTTTACTAAAGCCTCGGCTTAATCTTTCTTTATCTTTTTCTACGTCAGATGTAATTGTGCCATTTTCTACAGATTCTTTAATTCTGTTTATTTGTCTAATGAGCGATGGAATTATGCCATTGTTACCACCTTCTAAGAATTGCAGACCCTTAGTGAAACCTTCACCTACATATTTGCCCAACATTATGCCAAGTCTTACAAATGACTGGGAATTTTTCTTTACGCCATTTTCTATCGTAGATTGTGGAACTTGGGGAATACCATTTGGTAGGAATGGGGGTAGTTGGGGCGCAATACCCCTTGGTGTTGTATTAGATATTGGGAAGGATATGGATTGAGGAACTTGGGGGGGTAAATAAGCTGGGGGAATAGAAGAAGTGTTTGGAAGTCCAGGGCTTGTGCCGCTTCTTGTTGTGCCAGGGATGGTATAGGATAATGGTGGGTTTTGATGAGATTGTGGTGAACTCCAAGGATCGGGAGTTATGGGAAAAACTCTCTTTTGGTTTGTACTTACAATGTTGGGGAGTCCGTGACCCGCAGGAGTGTTCCAAGGATCGGGTATGCCATTTATCATTCCCGCAGCGCGTCTTCTTTTGCGCTCATTCTCTATTGCTGCACGTATTACGGCACTTGAGATTGTTCTAGTAGAAGGTTCGTAAGAAGTAGGAAGAATTGGAAAGGAGCTAGTGCTAGGGAATGGCTTAGGTAAAGTAGCGTAATTAAATTTAGTTGGAGAAATACCCTCTATCCCCTTCCTCATTTCGCTTATTTTCGAGGCGATGATTGTTTTAAATCTATTTAAGGATTCGTCCGCACCCGTCCCCATAGCATTGCCTATATTTTGACCAGTTCTAATAGCCCATCTTGAGGGTGATTTAATTTCTAATTTTTCTTCTACTGTATCTATTACTGTATTTGCTAATTTTTCAGAAGATGTACGTAAATCTTTTAATGAACTTTCCAAACCTTCGGTCATGCCCGCACCTACATTTTCGCCATACCCCTCCATTACTTTAGATGGAGATTGCATTTTTAATTTTTCTGTAACTACGTCAGGTACTATATCTGCTAATTTTTCAGCCGCAGTGCGTAAATCACCTATGCTATTTTTTACACCTTCACTTACGCCCGCTCCTATATTTTCGCCAATTCTAACTCCTCCATGCAACGCACTTATTCTCGCTGCTTTATTTTGAACAGAAGTTATTTGTGATAAAGAATTGCTTAGTTGTGAACTCTCTCTGCTTTTTGCAAAATTAGGATCTATTCCTGCACTATTTCTTAATTTTGTTATATCAGCTTTGGCTTTATCTCCATACTGCTTAATCGCCGCAGATAACTCAATAACTGGAGCGAAGTTACCAGTTGTTTCTGCATCTTTTAACAGGGATCTTAGTTTAGCGAAATTAGCATTAAATTTAGCGGCTAATTCTTGCGCTGATTTTACCGCAAGTTTGGCTTTTTCTGACACCTCAATATCTTTACCGGATGTAGATTGAGTAACTGGGTTAACTCTAGTTACTTGATATCCGTTGGGGGTTGCGCTTACGGATGTAGATTGAGTAACTGGGTTAACTTTAATTACTTGATATCCCTTGGGGATTGTGCTTACTGGAGTTGGAGTATAAGATTTTTCAACAGTATAAGTTGGTAAAATGGCCGTTGGTTTAAATTGTGGTAAATCCCCAACAGTTTCTTGCAGTAACGATTTGCCCGAATAACCTATCGGTATTTCTTTAGCAGGATTTAGCGGTATAAGTAACGAAGGATCTATTTGCCTAGCTTCGGGTATGGGCAGGGCTTTTTTGTACCCTTTCTTTATACTGTTCCTTATTTTGTTAGCATCTAATATTCCCCACAATGAAACGTCTATTAAAGCTCTTTGAATAGTTGTCGCCTCATCCTCAGCTTTCTGCTTGGCAGAGGGCATAGTTGTGGATATACCTAAATCAATTGCTGATATTTTCCCAGGATCTACTTTGTTTGTTACTGGATCGATTTTATAGTCTTTAAAAAATACATTGGCGGAAGCTAGATCGTTATGAACAACACCCATGTCTTGCATAGCCCTACCCAAACTTCCGACATAACGATAGAACTGTGAAAATATTTCATTAAATTGCTTTATATCCTTTCGGATTTGTCTGTCTAATAATTTGTTGGCGTTTTCTAAATCCTCTATAGCTTTTTTTATTTCTTTCCTTCTCTCAGGGTTTTTTTCGTTTTCTAATTCATTTTCTAATTTCGCTATCCTTGGTTTTGTCTCTTTCTTTAACTTTGCTTGTTCTTCTTTCGAGGCTCTTATGGGTGCTGCATAGTCCTCCATAATTTTCTTCAAGTCCCTCCCTTCTATTTTTTCTACAATCATAGATTCTTTTTCGTTCGCCGCATAAAGTAACGGGGCGTATCTGCCCTGTAGTCTTTCATAAGCTTTAACTTCCTGTTTTGATGCTATTTTTTTTGCACCTTCAGGATCTAAATCAGTTTTGTAAACCAATTTATCGGTTATCAAAGCCATAGCTCCAGACCATCCATGACCTACAGCTTTAATTTCTTTAGCGTCCGGCATCATCGGAGCTATAGTTTTAAGCATTTTATTAAACCCTAAAATTGACGCTGGGTGTTCTCTCATAGCATCCGAAATCGGTAGTTTTTTTAAGTTTAAATTTTCTTCAAAGTATTCCGATAAATTGCGAAACTCAGGACTTTGCTCAGAAGCATACTTTGGTATTTTTTCTGACCCTGGAATTGTCGGTAAATACTCAATTTTATCTAAAAAGTCAGGCGATATATTTCCTTTGGTTTTAATAAATTCTTCTTGTAACGACAGAATTACTTTAAATCCTTGAACGATTTTTTTTCCGTACTCTTCAAACTGTTTTTGTGATTCAAACCAAGGAATTGTTGCTATAGACAAATCTCGCTTGCGTTCCGCAACTTTGCCAACGTTCAGTCCGCCAGCCCACCAACCCTTATCAGGGATTGCTTTATTTTCTTTAAAAGTTTGAATAGACTCATTAATGCCACTAACTTCATCCACATACCTCATAAATCCGGGATCGGTAACATTATCCGGGAACTTAATCTTTTCCATAACGTCGGTTTTGAGATTTTCGGTAGGCAAATAATCAATCTTGTCTAAAAATTTTGGCGATATATTGCCGTGAGTTCTAACAAACTCTTCTTGCAGTTTTGCAACAATTTCAAGCCCTTTAATTATTTCTCTTCCGTATTCCTCGAACTGTTTTTGTGATTTAAACCAAGGGATAGTTTTTTGTGAAAGTTCTTGGTTTCTTGCAGCAACATCTTCTCTTTTCAAACCACCTGCGAAGTAAGCTCCTGGTACAACCGTTCTAGTTTTAAAAGATTCAATAGATTGATTGATAACCGATGCCTCTTGTTTATATCTTTGATATCCAGGATGAGATTCATCATTGGGCAAATCTTTCAATTGCCCTGTAGGACGTTCTGTTTTTTCTGCATTTGATAGCATTAATGTGCCAGCGTCCACAGCCTGACCTCGAAGTATGGTTGCCATTGATCTCACCTGTTCCGGCATCCGTTCGTTGGATAATTGTCCAAAAAGGTATTTAGAATCAAATAAGTTTTTTATTACACCTTGACTGTATTGCCCCTTAGAGGCTAAATCCTTAGCGTGCATCGTAGAAATGACTACTTGGTGAACCTGCAACATGAGTCTTTGCAAGTCAGACATAGTATCTCTTGATGTCTTGTCTGTAGGTAAACTACTACCTACAGTGTCATTAAATTTTTCGACAAAACCAGGAGATCGAAATAAGTGATGTGTCGCATGAACGTTTGCCCCTGACGATCTTAGACCTGAATCATCAAGGATGTTCATTGCACTGCTCGGATTATAAACACCTATTTTAAACGGGAAAGTTAAGGGATCTTTTTCTAAAATTGCAGATGCAAAACCTTTAGGTGTTGCATTTGATAAATTTGAAAAAGGATAAGCCATAGCTAGTGCTTTTGTCTTAGTCCCTTCATACTCCGCCGCTTTTGCATACCTGTAAGCACTTGCGCCACCAAGAGAGAAGCTGATAGCCGAAGCGTCGTTTCCTTGTTCTCTAGCCAGCCTTGTGTGAGCTAAAGCTTGAGCGGCGGCTACGTCCGATCCTAGAGGATTTAGCGAATAGGCGATCTGTCTTACCGCATTCTTTATAGTTGGAGATAACGATCCCATCCCAGGGAGAAGTTTTTTTATTAATACGTCATCAGTCCACTTATCTATTTCAGCAGTCCTTTTGCTAACATCTGTGTCCAAATTTTCCACTGGTAACAATTTTATATTCTTCCCAACAATAGGTTCTAAGGAAGTAGCGAGTGCGCGGCCACCCTGTCCGAACTTATCCTCAGCACCCCCGATTACAGAAACCACCTTTTGTCCAGGCTCTAGTATAGGGAAGGTTGCTTTTCTTGCTTGGTAGTGAGATTCGGACAGCTTGCTTGTATGATAGGACTGCATCCCCTGTATAAAATTAAGAATTGGTTGAACTTCTTTCATCAAAGGGAGAATAACTTTGTTCGACAAGTCAGTGGGTTGAGCTTCTTTTATGATTGTCGGAATAAATCTCCTCTTGTGTTCATCCAACGACAAGCTTGATTTTTTGGAAGAAATTGTTTCAAACTTTTTCTTTAATTCAGGCTCTTCGGACAAAATTCGGTCAACAGCTTCAATAGAGGATGGAGTGTTTTTATTAGATTTATACTCTTCCTCAAGATTTGCGATTACTTGTAAATCTCCTAGCCTATTAAGCTGTTTTTGCATTTTAGTTCTTTTTCCGGCAGCAAATTTAGCTTTATCGAAACTACCGCTACTGATTAATTCTGCAAAAAAAGTTTCATAGACCTGGGACTTTCCTATAATTTCTTCATCAACTAGCCTAAATCCATCTTGAATTTTTTTAGCAAACTGTTTTGTACTTTTCCCTGTTAATTTAATAGACATCGATCTACCGATTTCTTCAGTAAATCCAACTGCAATATTATCAATACCTTTACCTATGGCATCAGCTACTTTTCCTACAGCCCTAAACGGCGACATGGCTATATTCGCAGCCATATTCACAGGTGACATAATTACACCCTTTACGACATCTCCTACAGTATTGTTTTTATTTCCACTGCCGTTATTGTTAACGCTAACATTAGCTGTAACCTTTCTTTGCCCTAATTTATCTAATTCCTTATTTAAGTTAGTTAATTCCCCGTCATCAACAAAAACTTTTAAAGGATTGTTTTTAAAATAAGTTTGTGTTTGCTTAAAGTGAGTTACCTTTAAGTCAAAATGTTTATTAAGGTTTTTTAGCGAGTCATCATTAACGCCTATAGTTAAATTAAGATCTTTCTCTAGAAATTGAGCTTGTTTAATAGCCTCAACCCTAGCCTTCTTTATATCTTCCATTAGCTTGGAGTAATCACCAACTAACTCAACAACTAATTGTGGTAATTCCATATAATTTACTCTTCTAATAATAAACTGATTGAGGCTAGAACTTGAGGACTAACTAAACTATTCTCAAAGGCAAACTTAATACAAGATTTTGTTTCTTCACTAATGCCCGCCTTGTCGGTTTTAACTTCATTCTTGAACGGTAAAAAATCAGTCCACGAAATATTTTTACCGCCCAAGAACCCATAAACCACTTCCGCCAACCTTGCTGTTGCAAAGCTTTTTTCGTTAGACTTGACCCTATCAATTTTTTCCAGTCTTGATAGGGTGTCTAAAATTACAAAAGGCGGAAGTTGGAGGAAATTTACCCAGCTACTAAATCTACTGTCTTGGATTCCGTGCTTTTGGATCTGGAGGTAGATGGTGTACCAGTCAATGTCTTGTCCGCTTCCACTTCCATATCCATCTTCTTCACTTCCTCCAGTGGAGTTAGTGCTTTTTTTTCACCTTCAGGATCTTCTATAATGTTGAGGCTTTCGGATTGGTAAAACTCAAAGACGGCTTGGATTAATTCTTGGGGAAGTCCTGCAATGTCAGCAAAGCTTAAATTCTCGCAACCTAGGACATACTGGCGGTCAAAATTATCGTACAAGAATCCAAGTTCTCCGTCTTTAATTTTTCCGGGAGATTTCTCAATCACTACGTCCTGGACTTCAGAATCGTGATTTCCTTTAACTACCAGAATTACATCACCGAATTTAATATTTGTCCCATCAGGAAGAGGGTATCCTAACTCTTCGATCTTAATTTTTTCACTATTTATTAAGACACTTTCTAGTAGTTCTACATGATAAGCGAGTCGTCCCGGAACAAATACGGGTTCGGGATTACCTTCGACGTAAAAACCTCCCATGATGGTTTTGGCGACAAAATTCCAAATTTCTAAAGTTGGAACTTCATTCTTGTTTAATTCGCTTAATTCTTCTTCGTACTCACTTAATACTGTATCTTGATCACTGGGAAAAACTCTAGTCCCGTCAACTTCCTTACCAAAAATGTATTCCGAAGCTTCTTCCCTGCTTATATCTTTATCCTTAGCAATACCTTTAATTACGGCATTAATTACGCCAGTAACTTGTTTTTTAGTAGCCGAATATTTTTTAACTTGTAACGACTCACCGGCTTTTACATAGCCCAATCTTTGCAAATACAAATAGCCGTGATTTTCTGTACCGACAGCGACGATTTCTGCCTTTTTTTTCTTGGAATTGGAAGGTTTTACTTTTAGCACAATTCTATCTCCAGGTTTGTGTTAATTATGGTTGTGTTGTTGTCTTTAACTTCTGGGGGAATTTTTATCTTAAATTCTTCCCCCGTTTCTGAGAATAATGAAAGTTCTCCAGATAATCCGCCCCTAAAAAACGCCGCGCCACATAAAATTTTTGTCTCGCTAGAATTAAGTCGGCAGTTAAATAACGCAACAATGTTTTTAGATATATCTGCAAGGACTTTCATTTAAAATTAGTATCCTGATTATGAGTAAGGGTCGACCCAAGTAAAGGAAGTCCCTTGCAAGTGAGCGGTAAAGGAATACTTTTTAACTTCGTTGTAACTACCGGGCTGGCTGTAGTCCGTAATTAAAATAGCCGCTTCAATAATTTCGCCGTCTGGATAGACAGCGTAGAAATACAATTCGCGTCCAAAATAGCCGCCATCTCTTTGGGTTTGCTTAATAAGCTGTAGCGCAGGATCTCCGCCAACTGGGGAATCGTAATGGTTTTCTACGCCAGAGAATTGGATGGTTCTATCGCTACGGATGGCCTTTTTCTCAGTTCCAGTGCCACTTAAAGTATTGGTTGTGTCCACTGTGGTTGTTTGAGCGGCCAAGGGGAACTCTTGAATCCCGTACATGGGGAGCAAATCATCAACAACCCTTGCTGTACTTGCGGTAGCGATCGCGTATTTTGAACTAAAGATGGGAATGTTAGTCGCTGTAGTCGCTACGGTCACATCTTCCGAAATGAGGACATAAGTTCGCGCTTTATCCCCATCCTTGAAGAAGGATAGTGCCATACCTGCTTTTAAGTCTGTCGCTACAGAAGCAGTACAAGTAATTACGGTCGCGCCAACAGCGACGGCTACTGTAGACGTAAGAGTTCTTGCGACTACAGTTCTTGTGCCTTTGGGCAATAGTAAGATTCCTGCACTAAAACCCTCTAAAGATGTAGTGTTGTAAGCTAAAGGCATAGTTATTTTTTCCTTTAAAAAAATTAAATCATCACCCTGTCGGCAATATAAATTCTTGCCTGTTCAATCACCTTTTCATCTGCCGGGGTATTCGTAAATCTTGAAGTTACATAAGCCCTTCTAATCCTCTCTACCGCTAAACTTAAATTAGGCGTTGCTGCCCAATTTTTAAGGGTGATTTCCCAAAGTCTAGGGTGATATTTCATCCCAGCAGAAGATGAGCGAGGATCGCCAGATGGGATGTGGTTAATCAAAATCTCTAATCCGTTACTACTAGATGGCGGATTTACTCCGCTACCGGATACCCAAATACTAGGAATAGGAACTCCGCCTTTATATGTCCCCACAAGTCCTGTGAGCAAATTTAAAAGTTCCGTCCTTAGTTCTTTTGAGGTCATTTTTATCTAACGGTAAGGGAGTAAGAGTTAATTAAGCCGCCTAAATCTACGATATCTCGTGGACTTCCCACCAAGTCACCACTTTTACGAAGGGTGTATCGTGGCCAGTTCCAAATGGGACTTTTTATGGAATCTTGCATCTCGTTGCCGAAATTACTACTAAGTTCAAAAAAAGAGTTTTTAATCGCATCCCCTAATCTCTTACTTTTACTAGAGTTAAGAATTGTTCTTGAAAATTCTTCCTTAAAATTAAAGCTATCGGCAGTTACCCAAACCCAAGGCCTTGCTGGTGCGGATTCACCACTCTTAAGAGTCCATCCCTCATGCAGTTTAGCTGCATAATCAACGTCCCACTTAAAAGTCGCTACCTGAGATTTGGGTAAATTTACAAGTTTTTCCCAATCGTTTGTTTTTACCATTATATCACAAGGTATAAAAAATTACATTTAATTTCTCAGGGAAAGGTTTAAATATCCAAAAATAACCTCTCCAAACCTCATAGTTAAAGACGAAAAAATAGGCTGTACTATGGGTAAGAATTTAAACTTACCTACATATTCTCTATCGCCTAAATCCAAGACAGCGTTAGCCTCAATCTCTAAGTCAAAAACTAGAGGAAGAGTTGAAGGCATCCAAATATTATTATTGTTTAAAGTTAAAATATTACCCTTAAGAAAAATATCAGTAATTTGGATACCTGGCATTTGATAATGAATAGGGTTTTTGGATTGCGCCACCCTAGCAAAAACTTCTACATTAGTTTTCTCCTCAATGGGGTTGCCGTAATCATCTTCTGTAAAGCTCCCATTACCTGCGAGTAAGTTAATTTTTAAATTAGGGTTATTTAACATCTTAAGTCCGAGGTCTATATTTATAAAATAACGGCAAAAGATTAGCAAATGGTTTTAAATCATTAAAATCTTGGTAGACTATTTTCGCTCCCTGCGAACTCTCTTCTTTAATTATCTTCTGCTCTCTATATAGAACTTCTGCGATAGCTGCAATTACAGATTTAATTTTTAATATCTCTTGGGATTGGGAAGTTGCGGAAAAATTTAAACCTGCGCTGTAAGTAATTCTTATTTCTTGAGTTACGTTATTGCTACGACTCCTTCGTATACCTCTAATAATATTGGCATTTATATAGTTAAAATTATTAAGTTCTAAACAATCTCCAATTAAAAAGTAATTTTCTGATGGTAAAACTTCCCAATTTTGGCTAACTGGGATATCACCAAAACTAACAAATAAATTATTATACCTAACTTCTACTAAATTAATTGCCGTTACGGGAGCATAAACTAAGGCTATTTTATTTAAACCTAAAACCCTTTCTAATACATAATCCTTAATTACCAATTCCCGATTTGCGCCCAAGGATGATTCGCACAGAGATTGAGATCGCAAAATAAGTCCTTCTAATTCTAGATTACCAAGGACGGACAGCGATGGCGAAAGATTTCTCAATTCCTGTACGGTTAAAATCATCTTAATTAATTTCCTAGCCTTGGGCAATTATCTTTGGAAAAATTTTCTGCACAAACAGGTTCGTCTGTCTGGTTAGTTTGGTATTGCGCCCCACAATTTTGGCAGTAGGGAATATTGTTTCTTTTGAAGTATTCTGTAGAATAAACGCCCATTGCTTTTTTTATTACTTTTGCTTCTACCGCTGGCGTTTTAGTTTTGGTTGGAGGTTTTTTAGTTTCCTCAACCGGAATATTTTCGTTTTCTTCTGGCACTTTCTTATCCTTAAATTTAATCTTAAAAGTTACCCTTAACTTAAGTTAAGGGTAAAAAACTTAAACAGCCCTACGCGCAACTCTTAATTTAGCGCAACGAGTTTGTTGTCCTGCTGGGGAAGCTAAAGCTGCATCCAAGTCAATAACGCCAGTTTGTTCACGGCTAATCCAGATAAAAGATTCTCCCATGTTAAATGGAGTTGTACCAGAAGCGCGAACTTCCATTGGTAATGCAATACCGCGACCGACCGCACCGTAGCTAAATACGAAACAGTCTTCAGTAACGGTTGCACCCGCGCCAAAAGTAGTTGTGTTTACGGTTGGATCAGATCCACCTGGCGCACCAACACCCCATGTATTGCCTGAGAAAATTTCAAAGCCGCAATATTGACCGACGTAACCTGAGCTTTGTCCGATTTCAATTCCAGAAGCCGCACGGAGAACGTTAGAAATATTCTGGCGTTGTTCTTCAGTTACAGGAGAGTAAAGCTTGCCTAAAGATTTCTTTAGATTGTCTAAGGATTTAGGGGGAACTGTCAAAATGTAACTGTTATTAGGCAAAGTTGGCCATTGGTCGGCGTAAAGCTGGGAATAAACAGAAGACAGGAAGTCTTCAGTTAAAGTACCGTCATCTGTTGCGGCAACGTTAGCCGGAACGGACGTTACTTCACCCTTATCGTTGTAATAAACTTTAGTTGTCTTAAAGTATTCCTTACGCACCATCAAATCTTCAAATTTGAAGTAGTGCTGCATTAATACTTTATCCAACACTGCCATTAAGTCAATTAATGACGTAGCTTCAGTAAATTCTGGAATAAATACAGGGCGGTTGCCTACTCCTGTGCTCAAACCTAGACCCCATTGAGCAATAGTTAATGGGACTGTGGTAATTTCCAAGCCTTGAGAATCCGTAGAAGTACCACGAGAATAATTAATGCTGGTATAGGTGTCGGTTGTGCTGATCAGGAAGTCGTTAACATCTGTAGGATCGGCTAAATTATTAGCGCGAGGAATCAGGATGGATTTATTGGGCGCAGATGTTGAGTCATATATAGTGGAAGCAAACTGCCACCAAATATTATTGGAGTTGTGAGTTTCTCTCATTAAAGCTGAGAGAACATCCAAGAAAATTGCGCCAATGCTGCCGCTCGATCCAATAGTTGGCCCGGCCGCACGACCAGAAAGAAATCCGCCACCCTCAGAAGATTTAAAGTAATTTTCTAATTCTT